ATAAGCACTGATGTCTGCTGCGCAGGCGCAAACGCCTGCTGCACCTCGGGTGCGGAGAGCTCTCCGCACCTCCTGCGCTTTTTGTTCCGTGGGGACTCACAACGCAACGGGCTCCGGAATTAGCGGCAATAAAAAACCACCTCCTAGGAGGTGGTTAGTTGGAAGCCGTTAGGCGTTATGCCTTAGCTATTTCGGGGCTCATATCCGCCCGTACAGGGAAAGTTTTAAGGAGCCCAAATAATGTTTCCTCTTGTTCGGGGGTTATGGATTCCCAATCAACGCGTGCGCACAGCGTGCGTATACCTTGAGGCATGCGGTGCTTACTCATAGCGGAGAAATCATCTATTTCCCTCTTAGATGCAAATTGTTCTGTAGCGGTAACGGCCTTTTTAGCGGCGTTTTCCGCCCGTGTTTTAGCGGCCGCGGCCGCTTTTTCTTTCCGTTTATCCGCTTCGATCTTGTCCTCTTCCACGCTAAGGAAAAAATTAAGGCGGGAATTTTCGAAGGCTTGTTCCATCTTATCTACTCTTTCATAGATTTTCCCCCAAAGATGGGAATCTCCCTCTTGATAGTTGCGGGCCTTTTCAGGATTCCTATACGTGGTAATACCATCCTTAAACTGAATCCATGGAAGGAAGGAGGCGGAGAGGTTACAGATTCTTTTGCGGATAGCGGGCGGCAATTCAGGATCTTGTGCGATTAATGCAAGACGAGACGGTAACGGAAAAGTTATTAACTCGTCACTTGAGATTGATCCTCCATTTTCATGGATTACGGCCTTGAAAGAGTCTACAGAATCATGCACTACCTGACGGATCAAGTAAGACGATAACGTATTGAACGATACCGCGGCCTTTTTGAGGGCATTAATCTTATCCTTGAAAACTTCCACGGAATCAAGGGTAAAGGCGGGACGGGCGGCGAAGGCCGCCTTTTCTAATTCGGCAATTTTAGCCGCGTCGTGATTAGCGGCTTTCCGATCTTGTTTAACAGTCGTCATAGCAATTCCTTAATACTTGCGGGATCACTTCCCCGCAATATAACAGCCCTCCAAACGTGGGTGGGGTGGGGATTTTTTTCTTATTTGTTCCGCGTGCGTTGTGTGTGCGACGAATGCAGCGAGAACTGCGTGCGCTTGGCACCCCCTCGGGGTGGTATGGCTGGACGGGCCCTGGGTGGGCCCCTATGGGATCAATGCGTTCACACAAAGCACACGCTGTTTTTTAGGTCTTACCCACATCCTACACACCATGTACACCACGCTCCCTAAGCGCCTCCGCTGCCCAAGCCCCAAAAGCTCTCTAAACAATCTTTGTTCATAACCTGTTCACAAATTACCCAAAACAAGTGTATAATCGGTGCTGCACGGGAGGTTTTCGTAAATTGGTCTCCCACAACGCCAATGGTGCCTCCAGCACCTTTCCCTTCCTCCCGTGCCCTTTCATATGTTCAAGAGAAAAAATTTTTACCTCCCCGAGCAGCTCGTCGAAGCTTTGACAGCCTACTGTGCGAAGTTCGGTTATTCCGAGGCAGAAGTTGTTCGCTTGGCACTGCGGCGTTTCTTTGAGAACGCAGAGGCGAAGAACAATGTCTGATCTGATCCAGCTCCCGCGCATTTATGAGAAAGCTCTGAATCCTACCTTCGTGGCAGAGATTGCCGCAGGCTGGGAGGACGAACTCGTGGTTGCTCAGCGTTTTGGATTCTCAGAGCCCGAGTGGGAGCAGATCAAAGTCTACAAACCTTTTCTGGGGGCTGTTTCCCGCGCCCGAAGCGAAATGGAGAAGGACGGTTCCATGGCCCAGGCCAAAGCCCGTGTGATGGCTCTGGATCTCATGGATGAGTGCTACAAGTATGCCGTGCACTCCGAAACCAAGCTGGCTGACAAACTGGAAGCCCTGAAGACCCTCTCCAAACTGGCCGACATGGAGCCAAAGGCACGGACAGCAGGCGGGGGCGGCCCCTCTTTTTCGATCACGATCAACCTGCCCGACTCTTCAGCCCCGATTACGCTGAATGCGGAGGCAGTTACGGACGTCACCGAGGCTGCTGAAGATGAAGATAACCGAGAATGAAACCACCGTGGAAAAGGGGCTTTCCAAGGCTACCTGCATCCTTGCGTCGCTGAACGAGGATACCGACGACGCGATTTACACGTTCGAGCTGGTTTATCCGAGATTTATTCACTCTGAGTTCATGACGCACCGCGTCTTCAGCCGAAATGCCCAGTCAAGCCGAGCAACGCCTACTAAAGCTCTTATCCAGATGGTACGTGAGAGCCCTGTCGTCCCTGCAGCCTACACCCGAAACAGAGCAGGAATGGTCGGAGACGCAGACTTCACCACGCAGGAAGACGAGCTCGCAGACGCCATATGGCACGAGGCCGCGAAAGCAGCGGCCGACAAGGCAGAAGAGCTGATGAGGCTCGGGGTGCACAAGCAGCACGTGAACCGCCTGCTCGAACCGTTCCTGTACATCAAAACCGTGGTAACTGCCACGGACTGGGACAACTTCTTCTATCTCAGACTCGCGGCTGATGCACAGCCTGAGATCCGAGATCTCGCGGAGGCCATACTTAAGTCCAAGTGCCTCGCGAAACTTGAGTCACGCGGAAACCACCTGCCGTACCTGTCCGAAGAGGATATGTCTAAGTATCTGACGGCTCGGCAGCTCAAATGGGTGAGTGCGGCACGGTGCGCCCGCGTGTCTTACTACAAGCACGACGGGACGAAACCGTCGGTTGAGGAAGACCTGAAGCTTGCGGACAGGCTCTATGCGGACGGACATCTGTCTCCGTTCGAACACCCCGCCCGCCCGATGGAGGGTCAGCATGCCAACCTGCACGGATGGCAGTCGGCACGCAACATGATGGGTCAGTAGGAGTGAAAATGGCTAAAGTTAGTCAGAAAGACGTCAGAAAAGCCACAAGAAAGGCTAAAAAGCCCGCTCAGGTGGGCAAATCGAAGTTTAAGGATGACATGGCTTACGCGGCTGAAAACAGCCTCAAACAGCCTAAAAATCCGTTTAAAGGCTATTGATGCACGTCGAATACAAGCCGCCTAAGTCGCTTGTGAAGTTTTTTACAAGCGAGAAGTTCATCTCCCTTGTCATGGGACCCGTCGGTTCAGGCAAAACGTCGGCATCCATCCTGAAGATCGCGTATCACGCCTCGCGCATGGCACCGTGTCAGGACGGTGTGCGTCGCTCGCGCTGCGTCTGGGTTCGCAACACAAGGCAGCAGCTTACCGACACGAGCATCAAGGACTTCCTGAAGTGGTTCCCCGACGGAGCAGCAGGAAGGTTCGAGAAGACCAACCTCAGCTTCACGCTGAAGTTCAACGATGTCGAGTGCGAGGTGCTGTTCCGCGGCTTGGATGACGCAAATGACGTGAGACGCCTGTTGTCTCTGCAGGCCAGCTTCGCTGTGTTCGACGAGTTCCGCGAAATCAACAGGGACATTTTTGAAACGATGCAGGGCCGTCTCGGTCGATACCCTGACAAGATGCTTGTGCCTCCGAGACCCGAGTGGGGTACGGACAGACATGGCAACCCGATAGGCGGCTGCGTGACCGACGAGGGCAAGAGCAACGCGCACGTCTGGGGTGCGTCTAACCCGCCTGACTACGACTCGTTCTGGGAGGAGTTCATCTCCGACCCGCCTGAGAACACGCACATTACGATTCAGCCTGGGGGGTTAAGCCCCGAAGCCGACTGGATCGAGTATCTGCCTGACGGGTACTACGACAACCTCTGTCAGGGGAAATCGGAAGACTGGGTGGACGTGTTCGTGCATGCTAAGTTCGGCAAGTCGCTTTCTGGCCAGCCTGTGTTCAAAGCGTTCGACCGCGGGGTGCACGTCTCCGCTGAGCCCTTGAACTACATCAAGTCCACGTCGTTCCCCCTGATTGTCGGCATGGACGTGGGGCTGCATCCCGCGGCCGTGATCGGCCAGATGACGCCTACAGGCCGTCTCCTGATCCTTGAGTCCTTCGCGGAAGAGGGCATGGGAGCCCTGAGGTTCGTGCGGGAGCGGCTTAAGCCAGCTCTGGCGCAGCGCTTCCCTGGTCACCCTGCCCTCGTAGTTCTCGACCCTGCAGCAAACACACGGTCTCAGACGGACGAGCGGACGGTGCTTGAGGTGCTCAGAGCCGAAGGGTTTCAGGTGCGCACGGCACGTACGAACGCCATACAGCCCCGAGTGTCGGCCGTGGACTCGTTCCTTACGAGGATGATCGACGGGAAGGGCGGAATCGTGTTCGACAGCGAGCACTGCAACAGTGTGATTATGGCTCTCGCTGGCAAGTACCGCTACAGGATTAAAAAGGCGGGCGATGTGGAAGATTCTCCTGAAAAATCACATCCTTGGTCTGACATTGCGGACGCGCTACAATATCTGTGTTTGCATGCAGATACGTCGGGAGTCTTCGGAAATAAGCCGAAGTCTGGGCAGCGTCTTGTCCGAAAATCCGACTATCGTTACGTTTAAGAGGGTTTTATGGACGAGACATCTCAAGATTTGCCGCCTGGTGGCGCAATTAATCCTGCACTTGTCCCCGATACGCAGATACCGACACCGCAGTCGGAGGGACCTATGCCTGCCCAGACGCAGGCTTCACCTATTTATCCGATTTCCGACGCCCCAGGCCACGTGAGCATTGGCGGGGTTATGGAGATCAAGTCGGCTGCTCAGCTCATTGAGGAAGAGAAGGCGAAGGCAGTCGAAGAAAATTCCGAACCAATGATACAGGGGCTTGCCGCCCACATCAAGGCTTGCTGGGACGAAGCTCGGCTTGCCAAGGAAAACACGGTCGAACCGCGGATGCTGAAGAGCCTGAGACAGCGCAGGGGCGAGTATGACCCCGATCTGAAGTCTCAGCTTGAGGCGCAGGGATCGGCCATGATTTACATGATGCTCACCTCAAACAAGTGCCGCTCGGCTGCCTCGTGGCTGCGCGAAGCGCTCGGAGGAATGCCGTGGGAATGCGAGCCGACGCCCATTGCCGACATCGATCCCGCCACTCAGGTGGCGATCTTCCAAGAGGCTGAGAAACAGGCCATCATGAGCGCTCAGGCGGGTTACATCCCGTCGAAGTCCGAGATGCAGCAGTACATGCTGGCCATGAAGGACATCGCTCTGGCTAAGATTCAGGACATCGCGAAGCAGAAAGCTGAGAAGATGACCCAGAAAATGAAGGATCAGATGATCGAAGGCGGGTTTCCGCAGGCGTTCGACGACTTCATTGACGACTTGGTTACCTTCCCTGCTGCGTGTTTCAAAGGCCCCGTGATCCGTTCCCGCCCAGAACTTAAGTGGACGATGGGTATGGACGGCCAGAATACCGTCTCCGTGGAGTCTTCCTACCGCCTCGAATGGGACAGAGTTGACCCGTTCAACCTGTATCCTGCGCCCGACGCTACAGGAGTGGACGACGGATACCTCATAGAACGCCACAAATTGAGCCGAGAAGACCTCGTTGCACTCAAAGGGGTAGAGGGATACTCGGACGCATCGATTAACGCTGTGCTGAGCGATTACGGGGCTAAGGGGCTTAAAACTCCGTACGGGGTAGACTCTCAGCGCGAGCAGATCGAAGGAAAACAGCAGGGGATCAGCGTAACCAACCCCTCAAATCTCATCGAAGCTCTGCAGTTCTGGGGTTCCGTGCAGGGGCAGCTCCTTATCGACTGGGGCATAGATGAGGCTGAAATCCCCGATCCGCTGGACGAATACCACATCGAAGCATGGCTCATCGGTCAGTACGTCATCAAGGCGACGATCAACCCTGATCCGCTTCACCGCAAGCCGTATTACAAGACCTCTTGGGAGAACGTGCCTGGGTGCTTCTGGGGTCACTCAGTTCCAGACCTTTGCCGAGACACGCAGGCCATGTGCAACGCGGCCGCCCGTGCGCTTGCGAACAATATGAGCCTCGCCTCTGGTCCGCAGGTCATGGTCAACACGTCGCGTCTTCCCGCGGGCGACGAGCTCACGCAGATGTACCCGTGGAAAATTTGGAGCTACACGGACGACGGCTACGGGACGCCTGGGGCTCAGCCGATCGGCTTTTTCCAGCCCGATTCGAACGCTCAGCAGCTCATGCAGATTTATCAGCAGTTCTCGCTCTTGGCCGATGAGTATACGGGGATCCCGCGCTACATGACTGGCGACAGCGCTACTGGCGGTGCAGGCCGTACGGCTTCGGGTCTCTCGATGCTCATGAGCAACGCGGGCAAGTCCATCAAGAACGTGATTTCCTCCGTTGACCGAGTGCTGGAACCCGCCATCGAGCGCCTCTACATCTACAATATGCAGTTCTTGGATGACCCCGACCTCAAGGGCGACGTGAAGATCGTAGCCCGCGGAGCCAACGCGATCGTCCAGAAGGAACAGCAGCAGCAGCGCGTGAATGAAGTGTTCCAGATGGTCCTTACTTCTCCTGTGCTTCAGCAGATCGTCGGACCGACTGGAATCGCTTATCTGTTCCGCGATATTGTTGAACGCCTCAGTCTCAATCCGAATGAGATTGTTCCGTCTCCTGAAGTTCTGAAAGTTCAGCAGGCTCAGCAGCAGGCCATGATGATGGCGCAGGCTCAGCAGGTTGAGGCTCAGAACCAGCAGAAGAACGGGCAGCCTGGGGCAGGAGGATCGAAGGCCAAGGAGGAGAATAAGTCGGGAGGCAAACAGCTGATGGACGGAACTCCGCAGATTGGAAATTCACCTGCACAGTAAACAAATTTACCGTGCTTTTTAAACAACTTATAAGCAAAAGTATTTGTAATCTGATATGATAGCCACAAGTTCGCAGCAGTTCGAAATCCTACTCAGAAAGCTCAGGCAGAGTCATGAATTTGACCCCCTGCGCGAGAAGATAGAGAGTTTGGCTGCACAGCGGGCTGAGAACCTTGTGAAAGCCACGGAGATGGTAGATGTCTACCGTCTTCAGGGCGAGATCAAGGCACTGACAGAACTCCGCAGACTCTTAACTGCGGAGGTGGCCAAAAGAGAGCAGAACGCACTTTAACCATATGACACACCGTAACTGGAGTCACCTTAGGAGATAACATGGCACTACCCGACGCAGTACAACGCATGGCCGACAGCGCAGACCAGATAGAGCAACACCTCGCAGGACAGCAGAACGCACCTGTGGCTCAGCAGCCGACCGTACCGACAAATGGACAGGCCAGAGACGACGGATTAGAGATCAAGCGTCTGGAAGCGAGAAACAAAACTCTGCAGGGCATGTACAACGCTGACGCGCAGCGTTATAAGGACACGATCACCGCGAAAGACCGTGAACTGGCACAGCTCAGAGAGCAGCTGAATCAGCTCCAGAACCAGAATCAGGAATCCTTCGTAAGCGAGGAAGACAAAGAGAATTTCGGCGAAGATATGTACGACTTCGTGAACCGCGCTGTGAAGCAGGCAAGCCAGAACAGCGGGGATGCGCAGCTTCGTGCAGAAGTCGCCCGCATGCGCGAGGAATTGGAACAGTCGCGTCAGGAAAAGCAGGCTCAGACAGTCAATGCTTTCTACAGTCGGATGGATGAGACACTCCCCGACTGGCGTACGCAGAACACCAATCCGCAGTTCCTCGAATGGCTTAACGAGGCAGATGAGTTCTCAGGCATTCAGCGGCAGGAACTACTCAACCGTGCGGTGAATATTGGCGACGCCTCCACCGTTATCGGCATCTTCCAGCGTTACAGAGCTGTACGTGCGAACGCGCAGGCTCAGAGTCCGCTCGCAAGACAAGTGGCTCCGACGCACAACCGCAACACACCGTCTGCAGGTCCGATGGATACGTCCAAGAAGATCTGGACTTCGGCCGAGGTCCGTGACTTTTACGACGCATATCGGAAAGGGCAGTTAAGCGAAGAGGTGGCGCAGCGTATGGAAAGTGAAATCGATCAGGCTGCTGCTGAAGGCCGAATTGTAGGTTAGTAGGCTGCGGTCAATAGGACCATCAAATGGCAACATTAACTCCGGGCGTAGTGTATCCGCAGAATAGTGCGTTTACCTACCCAGGCGGCAGTGCACCTGCTCCTACAACACCGTATTCGGGTACTTTTATCCCGACCCTCTGGTCGGGTAAACTTGCCCAGAAGTTCTACAAGACTTCTATTTTTGGCGAAATCGCCAACACCGACTGGCAGGGTGAAATTAACGGCATTGGTGATAAAGTTATCATCAATACCATCCCCGACCTTTCGATCACTGACTACAAACTCGGTGGTCCGATTCAGTATCAGATCCCCGAAGGTCAGACAATCGAGCTGGTAATCGACACTGGCAAGCTCTTTGCTTTCCAAGTCAACGACCTCCTCGAACTGCAGTCCAAGCCGAATCTCATGAATATGTTCACGGATGACGCTACGGAACGCATGAAGCTTGTCATCGACAAGGACGTGATTTATCGCTCCTTCTTTAATGACAAGGGCGTGCTGAACACCATCGAAACGGACAAAGAAAACGTTTACGATAAGATCGACGCACGCAACACTGGCGCGGCTGCTGGCCGTGACAGCGGCAATTACAACATGGGTACGGATACTACCCCTGTCGCTTTGACAGGAGCTAATATCCTCGAACAGATCACGGCTATGTCCAGTATTCTGGACGAAGCCAACGTACCGCAGGAAGGCCGTTACTTGGTTATTTCTCCGTACGAACGTCATGTCTTGATGCAGTCTAATCTGGCTCAGGCTCAGTTTATGGGTGATAACAAGTCCATCATCCGTAACGGCAAGATCGGCCAGATCGACCGCTTCACGATCTACGTGTCTAATCAGCTTCCGCGCACTGCCGCAGGCAAAGCCTGGGACAACACGACGGCAGCTGAAGGTGCGGCAAAACGGCACCTGATCTTCGCTGGCCACAAGAGCGCTATCACGTTCGCAAGCCAGTTTGTGAAGACCGAAACTCTGCGCAACCCGCAGGACTTCGGTGACCTGATCCGTGGCTTGAACGTCTACGGTACTAAGGTTGTCAAGGGCGACGCACTCGTACCTATGATCATTGCAGGCTAACATTTGCAGGGAGGGGGCAACCCCTACTGATTGCTTGAGGGTTTTATGGGAACTTTTACAGCTAAATATGTCATTGACAGGGCGTCTTACCTCCTGAAGGATGATGATAACGTTCGGTGGGAACGCGACGAGATGCTTCATTACGTCAATGAAGCGGAACGCGCAGTCGTATCGTTTCAGCCG